GGCCCGGCGTTGGTCAGCGCGTTACGGTCGAGCATCATTGCGCCCAAAACCGCTTCTTCAAGTTGGATGGCTTGAGGTGGTAAGCGTGACAATAACTCGCTATGTTGCGACGGGTCGCTTTTCAAACCTGAAATATTTTATAGCGACGCGCATCAGCATATCGCACAGGCTATTGTATCGCTATTCAGTGAAGGCAAGCCGATTGATATTTTGACGGTCACGGAAAAAATAAAGTCAACCGTCGGCCTCGATAAAATCGGTGGGGGGTATTACTTGGTCGAACTGACCAATAAAGTAGCATCGGCGGCAAACATTGAGTATCACACCCACATCATTTACCGCGCCTACATCAAACGCACGGTAATAGATAACTGCAATCAAGCCATAGCGTCAGCGTATGACGATCATGCCGACCCTATGGACTTAATAGACGGCCTGACCAAATTCTGCATAAATTCAAACAGCGGCCTGACAACAGGCCAAAGTATCAGCATAGGAAAGGCTGCAAATAACGTGCTGGAACGTGTGGCAGAAGCCATGATGAACGGCAAACCGCTTGGTATTTCAACAGGGTTCAGAAGCCTCGATGCTATGATGGGCGGGTTTTTCAATGGGGAAATGACCGTCGTAGCAGGTCGCCCCGGCATGGGTAAAACGCAACTTGTTTTACAGTCGGGCATCGAAATCGCTAAACAGGGTAAGCACTTCCATTTCATAAGTCTTGAAATGACACCGGAGCAGTTAACGACCCGTGTTATTGCTGAAATGGCGGGTGTTGGTCAGTCTGCGATCAGGAGCGCAAAACTAACGCAAGACGATTTTCGTAGGATGCAGGAAGCGGCTGCGCTCATTCAATCGCTGCCGTTTAAAATTGCATCATGCCGCACGCCAAACGAGTTATGGGCCTATGTGTCAATGAACAAGGCGCGGGGCGAAATGGATGCCTTTGCCATTGACTATTTGCAGTTAATGTCGGGTGATGGAAATTCAAAATCAATTCGTGAGCAGGAAGTAGCATCTATTTCACGCACTATTAAGAAGTGTTCAACCGAGTTTAATATCCCAGCCATTGCGCTTTCGCAGTTAAGCAGGGCTGTTGAATCGAGGGAAGACAAAGAGCCGATGCCGTCAGACCTTCGTGAGAGCGGAAGTTTGGAACAGGATGCAGATAACATTATATTTATTATGCGCCCAGAAGTTTACGGATTTAAAGAATATTCTATTGAACAAACCACAATGAACCCAGAAAATCTGGCAATAATCATAGGCGCAAAAATGCGATCAGATAGCCTTTTTAAACTTCCTATGAAATTCAAAAACGGAGTGTTCAGCGACTACGACAGCGCACCGGGTCAGGCTTCGGCATCGCAAAGCATAACGGTCAACGGGCAAACGTTCACAAGCGAAGGCGAAGGAAACAGCATTGCGCAAACAATGAACGGGCATAGGCCGGGTAAAGATGAAGATATACCCTTTTGACCTATGGAAATCGCACTAATCGCATTCGCCGCATTTTTCCTGTTTCTATATTCGCTAACGCTTGAAAAGTCGAAAAAATGAACGTACTCGCTTTAAACAAATTCACCAAGCGCCCACTAAACGCCGAACAACTTGCATCAGTCGCAGAAATTGAAAGGGCATTCAAAGAACACGGCGACGGCGATCAGCGCAAGTTGGCATATATGCTGGCTATGGCCTTCCATGAAAGCCGACTACGACCAATAAAAGAAATCAAAGCAAAGCCGGGTAGTCTTGTATGGGAAAAGTACCAGAAACATTACTGGCACACGGGCTACTATGGTCGCGGTCTTGTTCAAATAAGCCTTGAACCGAATTACAGGAAACTTGGAACGCGCCTAAACATACCGCTTGCGGAAAATCCAGACTTAGCATTGATACCGCATCATGCAGCAGATATTTTGGTGGTCGGAATGCTTGAAGGGTTATTTACAGGCGCACGGCTTGGTAATTATATCAATTTAAAGCGCACATGGTACTACAAAGCAAGGGCAACTGTTGGGGCGAAGTTTGTCGCAGGTGAAGATGTGGCGCAAAAGATCAAAAACTACACGCTGGCAATTTTTTCGATAAAATTTTGGGAAAGCCGCTGTGAAATACTTTCAATTTCTTTCAGCAAGCGTATAAGGTCTTGTTCCATCTTTGCGTTGTCAATTTGTGGTGAACGGTTATGCAGCCCTCGAAACGATCTCTAAAAGTTCGTTTAGCGCCCCGTACGGGGTACTAACTTCATTTTTTTGAAAATCGTCGCTGTTTTCGGCTGCGTTTTCGAGTGCTAAGTTATTTATTTTCAACGGGTTGCGCAATAGCAGCCCGTTTATTTTTGGGGTTCGATAAGCCTTTTTTTCGAGTAGTAAACCCTCTGGAAATATCGCTGAAACCAGCATCCGCTTGTCGTTGCTGTCCATTACTCCATAAACCCATGATAGTTCAGACAACTTCATAACATATTCATCTACCAAGCGCATCGCTTCCAGTATTTCCGCTTGATCGCCGCCGTTCATTTCGCTTTCAACTTGTGACAGTTCGCCCGTAAACTTTGCGTGCCAACTCTTGTATGTTTTCGCGTCAATGTCGCCGTCTATCATCCGCATATCAAGCATTTCGATTTTACCATTTAACGCCTTCTGCCTTTCTTTGGCAGTTTTCGATTTCCTTGTCTGCTCTGCTGCCAGCGCGTTTACATATCGCTTTGCCTCGGCCCTTATTTGTTTTGCCGCATCAAAGTCCATCGAAAGCCCTTGCAATATTTCTTTCAGTCGTTCATCTGCCTTTGCCGCCGAAACATTTAGGCCGCAATTAAGGCAGCGATAGTACCACCACTTTTTGCCCGACTTTCCTTTTGATGGGCCACCCGTTACGGGCGTATTGCAGCACCCGCAAATAAGCACCCCGCGAAGCGGGATGTTTTCATCACCGTACGTTTCACGGCGGCGGCGCTTTGGTAGCCTTGCCTGTTGGATGGCTGAAAATTCAGCGTCGGTAAATAACGCTTCATGCTTACCGCGTACCCACTGCGCGGGTTTGCCGTCAACTTCATCAGCCCATATCCATCCAGCGTAAAATCGGTTTGTCAGGATGCGCGAAATACATTCTTTGCCGTCAGGTCTAACCTTTACCAGTTTCTTAATTTCAGCGTCCGTGTGGCCTTCGATGCAAAGCCGCGCCATTTCAAGTATAGCCGCTGATTGTTCGGGGTGTTTTTCAATAACCTTTCGTTTAACGTGCTTCGCTTGTCCGCTTGACTTATACCCGAATATGCGGCCAAATGGGTAGTAGCCCTCCTGTGCACACCTTCTTACCCCGTCGCTTGTGCGCTTTTTCAGTGTTCGCAGTTCATGTTCTGCGTTGACAAGGATGTTTGCCCGGTGCGTGTAGAAATAGGGGTCTTTCACACTGATGCCCATGTATTACGTAGCAGAAATGACTACGCACTCATGTCGCTGCTCAAACTTGCTAATCATCATTAGCGCCTCCCCTGCGTTGCGCGAAAACCTGTCATAAGCATAAACCAGTACAAGGTTTATTTTCTTTCGGCTTGACTTTACCGTTTGTTCAAGGTCGCGCCATCCATCGCGGTCGAAGTTTGCTCCGCTTCGCCCGTCATCCGTGAAAATATGCTGAAGGTTAACTTTAAACCGTTTGCAGAAGTCGAGCAGGTTGGCTTTTTGTCCTTCAATGCTGAAATTGGACTGGTCGGCATCTGAAATTCGGACGTAGCCAACTGCTGTAAACCCTTCGATGTTGTTGCCTTGTGCCATGCTTGTTTCGCTATGTTGTTTGCTACGACTTTAATCAGGTCGTTTTGTGGGGTGTGCTCTTGCGTGTTCAAAAATACGATTTCTTCAAATGTCATGGTTCAATTTTTGTGTATTGGTTTAAAATTGCGTCCGCTTGCTGCATCGTGTAGGCAACTTCTGCCATGTGGCCCCGGCTGCGTTGAAACTCAATGAATGCTTTTTGCTCGGTGCTTAGTCGGTTTGGCTTGACTTTGATTTCCATGTATAAGTTTCGCGTTTGCGCCTCGTCGTTTATTTCCAAATCAACAAACCCGGCAACGACATTCATGTAAAGTTTCTTGATCTGTTCCACATATCCGGCCTTGCCCTCGCTCTTTGCGTGGTACGCTTTCAGGCCAGGATATTTCGCTTCGATCAATAGGCAAATGCCGATGTGTAGCGCGTCCTCCGGCCCGATGTACTGCATGATTCCGGGTGAAATTCGGCCAAATGAAAGCAGCGCCTTTGGGCAATGTGTTCGCAGGTAGTCCACGACTTCGCGCTTTACGTTTAGCGCGTTTTCAGTAAGCCCCGGTTTTACGCGGGGCGTTCCTGATGTCGGTTTGGATGGCCTGAATTTTGGATGTGGTTTGGTCATTTTAGGCGGCTTGTTGGTGTTCGATCTGATTCAATGAGAAACGTTTTTGCAACTCCGTTACATCGCGCTTGAATGTTGCCAGTTTCTTTTTGATAACCTCATAAATAGGCCATTCAGATTCAGTGATTGGGATGAACACTTTTAAGCGTCCTTCGCGTGGGAACCTGTGTGAGCGTTTAATCATTTGGTAAAATGCCTCGAAACTATGATCGTAGCCGCTAACGATGTGCGCTTCTGCTTGTTGCAGATTTACGCCCCATCCCAACACGTCAGGCTTTGAAACGATGCAGTTTATTTCGCCATTCCTGAAAGCGTTGATAATTTCGACACGCTTTTCAACAGGCGTTTTCCCGGTTATCAGGGCGCTACCTTCAATCGCTGCGTGTACGTTCGCTTCTTCATCATTGCGGGTACACCATACAATACACTTGTATTTTTTGGCCGTTTCGACAACGTAGTTAAATCGTGGCGTATCGGTCAGGCATCTGTATCGCTCAATTTCGCGCATATCGGCAAGCCCGGCGGTCGCTTTGAACAGCGTTGTTGTTTCAGGCCCGCCGCTAATTTCGACTTCAATATATTCCGGCTCTTCATCCAAATACCCGCCACGCTCAAAACCAAGCGCCATAGGGTCAGCGATATAACAGGCCCATGTAGATAGGCTTTCGTAAAATGGGCCAACCGCGTGAGATTTCAAAATCCATTCAGTGCCGTCTTTGCGAAAGAAAGATGAATAAAACTCTTTTTCGGTATCACAAACGCCAAGAAATACCGCGTGTCCTGCGTATTCTGCCTGTTCGTTTGGCGCGGGTGTTGCGCTACAGGCAAGACGGTATTCGATGTTTTTAGCAAGTCCGCAAAGCCAGTTTTTTGTTTGACCGTCGCCATTTTTCAAAATACTGCTTTCATCCAGTGCGATACCGCACACGCCGGACATATCAATGTCGCGCATTGATTCGTAGTTCAGGATTCCAATACCTTCGCTCCATTGGCCGGATGTTTCACGCAGGTTTGTTATTTGGCTTTTTATGCCGAATTTTTTAGCGTCGTTCATAAACTCCTGCAAAACCTGCAAAGGGCAAAGCAAAATCACCTTCCCGATTTTACGGGCGATAGCGTCGGCCCAGTGTAGGATGATGGCCGTTTTGCCAAATCCACAATCAAGGAACGGCGCAAACCTGCGCTGCTTCAATGCCTTGTTTACAGTCCATTGCTGATAGTCAAACAGCATATTGTTTGAAACAGAAATTATGCCCCACGCTTCGCCACCAAAAACAGAGTTATACGAAATATCATCCGTTATAATGGTGTTACCTTTTACCTCATAGCGAGGCAGCCGCTTCAAATCCATGAACCTTGCGTAATCCTCATTTTTTTTAGGGTCAAGATTTATTTTGATCACTTCCATATCTTATTGCTCAAATAAGGTTAATACATTTTCTTCATGCTTCATTTTGCGAAGTACCCCATCGCAGTTTAGCTTTGCTTCGGCTGCGTAGTTTGGGTTAAGTTCAATTCCGTATGCTTTACGCTTATAGATTAGCGGCATAACCATTTCAGTCCCGATGCCAGCAAACGGAGTTAAAACTTCATCGCCTTCATTTGACCAAAGTAGTACACACCTTTCCACAAGGTCAATTTGTAGCGGGCACATATGCCTTTCATCTGCTTTCCATTTCGTTTCGCTTACTTTGTGTCCAGCGCCGATAACACGGTCAACACTTGCGCGGTTATTAAGGCAGTGCTGTTCGTTAATGTCAAACCAGCATGAAGCGGGGTACATTACTTTTTCTTCATCTGATTCCCATATTGCTTCTGCGTACTTAATCCAGTCGTTATTATTCAATCCGTTTTTCTTTGGAATTACTGGCGCTTTGCGAGTGCCAGGCATCTTGAAAACAAGCAGGTAGTCAGCAAGGCAAGGCGCTGAAACCATGCTGTCTTTGTTCCATTGTGCGAATTGTAAACGGTGCGCCTTTGTGCGGATGCTTTGCGCTTGCGGGTCTTTTCGGATGGTTGTTTCGGCGTAGAAGATAAACCCGGCATCTTCCATGATTCGGACAACGTGACCGCGAATGTCAAAGAGGCCCATGTGTCCATGTGTTGACTTTCGGCGAACTACTTGTTGAAGGTGTACGCAGACGTTAGCGCCGTCCTCCATTACGCCAAAAAGCGCGTTTGCAAAAAAGGCGTAGTGTAGGCAAAATTCATCGTCGCTATCGCGGCTGTTGCCCATATCGTTTTTGCTTTGGCTATATGAGTAAACAGTGGCAAATGGTGGGCTGAAAACCGAAAACGGGAATTTTTTACCCTGCCTTGCAAGGTCGTTCATGTGCGTTATGCAGTCGCCGTTATGAATGTGGTACATGATTATCTATTGCGTTGTTTAGTTTTAGTAAATCAAAACGGCAAATCGTCGCCGTTCGGGTTGTCTGTGTTGTATGCTGGTTGTGTTGCGGCTGGTTTCGCCGCTTGTGGTTGTGCTTGTCTTGTTTCGCCCTGTTGGTCGTTGTTTTCGCGTTTTTCGAGTAGTCGGAATGTACTGGCTTCGATTGTCGTGGTGTACTTTTCTGTACCATCTTGCGCGGTGTATTTTCCGTATTTGATTTTGCCTTCGACATACACGCGGCTGCCCTTTTTCAGCATCGCGGCTGCGTGTGTTGCGAGGTCGCGCCATGCGACAATACTATGCCATTGCGTTTCCTGATGCTGTTCGCCCGTTTCGCGGCTTTTCCAACTTTCGGATGTTGCAAGGCTAAACCGTGCGTATGTACTGCCTGATGATTGAACGGTGTACGTTTCAACGTCGCCGCCTACGTTACCGATTAGAATTACTTTGTTGACCATTTTTAAGGTGTTGTTCGTGGAAAGTATTTATTGCTTTGGTTGTTAGTTGTTCCTGTGCCGGATGGGACTAATCTTATTTGCTCCTTTTCAAATGATATGAATGTTCGCAGGTGGTCGCATCTGTGTACTGCTGCTGCTGAAATTCGGCAAGCGTACTCATACATTGCCTCCATTGCTGCGCATTTGCCTTTTAACCATTCTGCTTGCATTGTCCTTGACATTTCCTTTACTGATTCCGGCATTTCTTCAACGGCGCTTTGTTTGGCTGTCATAGCGTAGAACTTAGCGGATGCCTGAACCTTTGCCATGTAACCAAGCCATTCACCTAATTCGTTCATCACTTCGCAACAAGCCTGTGCGTTTGTGTGATCTACGTTAGTATTTATCAGTTTTTCAACCGTTTCAAGCGTTTGGCCTATATCGTCGAATTTCAATAGGTCGAGCGTTCCGGGTATTGAGCGAGCGTTAAACATTGAAATAACCAGCGTTTCACCCTTGTTGTCGTTCATGTACTGCCTGATGTGTTCATTGCCCGATTCAAGCCGTCCGGTTTCTGTGACTGCTGACTTTAGAACTATGTTGCTCATTAGGCGGCTTTTTTATCAAGGTGGTACTGTGCGATTCTTTTCGTTTTGCCGCCCCTTGATTTTATGGCGATTGTCACTGTTTTAATGTCGTGTCCACTTTTTCGCAAGTCGCAAATACGACCTCCTAAGTGCATACAGTCGTATTGTTTCAGGGCTTCAAGTTTGGTTATCGGCCCCTTGGTTTCCATGTGTGCGAGGATTGCGGCGCATTGGGATTTTGTTACTTCGTTTATGAGTGTTGCCATGATTTTTATCTTTGTTTGTGAGCGTCCCACGATTGATCGTCATCAAAATAATAATCTCTATTTTCAAGATATTCAGCCCTTGCTTTACTTATTCTTGTTGTATTGTTTCTCTTGTCCGGTATAACTGTGTTCCAGTATTTGTCTTTACATATTGTACCAGATAGGGTTTTACAAAAAGCCTGCTGGTAACTTTTTTTTATGAAAGAAGCGCCGCACGATGGGCATTCAATTTTTTCACCAACTTTTGCAGCCTTGTTTTTTTGGTAAATTTTCTCAATTTTTGTTGCCATTTTACGCAGCCATTTTTAAGGTGAAAATTTGCTGTTGCTTTTCGATCATTGGGATTAGTTCACTTGTGATGTACTCCCTACACTGTTCGACACGGGTGTAAATCGCTTGCGCCTGTGCTTCATCAAATTCAATGTCAAAGCGTTTAATCCGCATCCATTCCGGTAAATCGTCATAGCGGTAATTGCTGGCAAATGCTTCGTAATCGTCAACCGTGAACATTTGGCCTAACTGATACCGCGCTTCGCGTTCGATCATATCTTCTGGCATATTCATAAGCACATACAACACCGCGCCTTTTTTGATGCCAGTTAGCGCCATGTAGCCCATCACCTGCCAGTAATAATCTTTTTCAGGTAGTTCGCTATCGAATAGCGGAAATGTCAGGTGCGTATAACTGCTTTT